ACCTTACGGAAGCGATCTAGCTCAGGTGCCGCCACGCCAGTCCGCTGCGATAGCTTCGACATTGCATCAGCTGCATCGATCGCATCCTTGCCAAACTTGACTAGGCCAAGCGTTGCGATGATCGGCAGTAACGTCTTAAACACACCGGCCAAGCCGTTGCCAGCCGTATTCAGCCGCTGCATAGCGGTTGCCGATCTGTCGCCAGCGCCAGCAACACCTTGAAGCCCACGCGTCAGCCCTTGGATCTGCTGCTCACCATTAACCTTTGCATTGATCACCAGGGCTGTGGTCATGTCCAGCGCCATGGCTCAGTCCTTCCGCTGACGGTGCATTGCTTCGATCACTGTAGCTTCGATGATCTGCAGATCACTCAGCAGATCAGCCTGATCCTCCACGCGCTGTATCTCGAACATCCAACGCACAGCGCTGTAGTCCAAGCCGATCAGCGCACCGCCTGATACGCGCCACTGCGTCTGGACACGCAGGAACATATCCACCGCAGGCCATGCCTCCGGCAGCACCTCATAGTCGTCGCCGCCATCCGGCTCCGGCAGATCAATGCCAAACAGCGCAGCATCGTCTCCGGTTTCGTCAATCGTTGCGCCGCCCGCCCAATACTCAGCGGCGCCAATCAGTTTTTTCGTTTCTGATCCACCAGCGACTCGAAATAAGCCTCGATGATCGCGCTGGCCAGCATTGGCACATCCAACAGCTGCGCCTTCATCGTGCTGCTGTATGGCACCTCATCGCCATCACCGTCCACCACGCCAGACCATCCCACCAGGATCTCGTCAGCCAGCGACTGATCACTGATCTGGCTGCTTACATCCTCACCGGCCTCAGCATCCTTCAGCCGCTGCTGCACCTGCTGCTGAATCTCATTGATGCGCGTCTGCGGCAGCCGCTTGAACACGGCATCAAAGCTCTGCCGTTCACGCTTGCCGCCATCTGCAGGCATCCGCACCGTGACGGGCCAGCTGTAGCTATCTGACTGCTTTAGAACAAAAGCCAAAGGGCTGAACGATAACGCTCAGCCCATCATGGTCTGCTGTTGTGATCTTGGCAATCAGGTGTAGACCAGGCTCACCTCATCGTTGCCGCTGCTGCCGGGCACCGCCACATATGGGAGCGTCAGCATTTGGATGCCATCCAGATCGCTGTAGCTCGGGTTGCCGATGTCGCAGTTGGAAGCGTTGAAAGTGATGATGTTGCCAGCGGTTTGGCCGTGCTGGAACGTGATCGCACCAGTGGCGTCGGTGTTGGCGATCGTGAAGAAGTCCTTAGCCGCAATGGTCGGGGCTTCGATGATGGCCTCGCCAGCAGGAGCCCGGTTGGTGATGTTCACCGACTTATCGCAGCCCACCAGCTCGCGGTAGTTGACCTCGTTTGCCACGTCAAAGCTGAAGCTCGACAGGCAACCGCTGTAGGAGAAGATCGAAAAGCTAGTGGTGTTGCCAGCCTTGAAGATAACCGGCGTTTCTTGGTTGCTGTAAGTGGTGCTAGGCGCTGCGGTATCGGTCGGGCTGTTATAGATGCCGGTCATGGTGAAGCTGATGATCGGGATCTGGTTCACCTCAGCAGTCAGGCTCCATGTGCCGCGGCAGCCGGTCAGCTTGTGCAGCACGCCGTCGATGTTGACGTAGATGGTACAGCTGCCGATAGATGCACTGATGGGGGTGTAGGTGACGCTGGTGTCATCTACGACCGTCTCGATGAAGCCGCAGGACTTCAGCAGCGAGCCATAGCGGGGGGCAATGCCAGCGGTGCCACTACCGGCAAACTCAACCTCGAAGCTCACCTCCACGCGGGTGTTGCTCAGCAGTTGCTCGCTGTTGCCCAGATAGGGGCGGATCAGCTCGCGGCTCACAGTTTCGGCTTGGATCGGCGTGATCTCCAGATTCCGCACCAACAGGGCGTCAGTGCCGCCCGGTGTTGAATCCGTGCCGTAGGTGGATTCCGCCTTAACAAGGATGAGGCGCTTACGGGTGAGAAGTGCCATAGCAATGCGACCTAGGGGAAGGCCGTCCCGGCCTCTGTCTTCCTTATGCTAACTGGCTCAATCAGTCGTCAGATCAGCCACAAGCGTGCGATAACGCACCAAGAAATCGCAGCTAATCACGCCAGCAGGTTGATCAGCGTCGATCAGCTCAAAGTTGACGGATTGTGGCTGCACATCAATCGCATAGCCGCCGAGGGTTAAATCGGCCATCACCTTGGCGTGCAGTGATTCCACGGTCGCATCAGCCAGCTGATCAGGTACGTCACCGCGCACCACAACAGCAATCCGCACCGTGAGGCTCCAATCCAACCGCGGCAGCGCGGTGTTTTGCTCTGCCGTGTCGCTGATTGGCTCGATCACGATGGCCGGGCTCTCCTGCCTGGCCAGTGCCGTCACCCTGCTGCGATAGATGCGCGTGCCGACGCCAGTGGTGCCAGCCAACGCTGTTGTGATGGCACGCAAGATGCGCTCACGCCGCGTCATGCCTTCACCTCAATCGCACTGATCCGCCCGCGTTGGAACTGGATCGTTGTGGTATCGCTGATGTTGGCAACGTACATGGCCACCTCATCGCCATCAGCCAGCTCAACCATCCAAAAGCAAAACAGCTTTGCGATCTGGCCAGTAGAGCCACTAAAGGCGCGACATTCCGATTGATCAATGCCAACGCCGTTCTTGGCCAGCTTGATGCCGAGCGTGTGGTTGTTGCCGGCGTAGGCATCCATGCTGGCCTGCACCATGAACAGCTTGGTTGCGCCACTGTCATTGGCCAGCCCAAACGTGTCAGACGCGCCGAGCGTGACCTGATAGTCGGTGGCACTATCAAACGTGGCGGTTAACCCAGTGCTCTGATAAGTGCCGGCCTCTGCGATCGCAATCGTGCCGCTGGTGGTCTTGCTGGCTTGGCCACGCGCCAGCACGCCCTCGATGTAGTAGCTCAGGCCCGTCCAAGCCGTAGACCCATCGCCCACCTTGTAGCGGCGCGTATCGGTCTCGATGCCCATCTCGCCGGCCAGCAGCACCGGATTCTCGGCAGTCCAGTTAGCAGCTGTGTCACGCCGCAGCCTTAGCCGTGCTGTGCTGCTCATGCTGCGCCACCATCAATCACGTTCCCTTCAAGGTAGCTAGTGCCAGCACTGCCACCATCAATCTCAGGATCAAGCTGGGCGATGCCCAGATCATCAATGGAAACATCAGCGCCGTTTCCATCAATCGGCGTATCGCTCACCGTCAAGCTGGTGGCAACACTGCGCTGCAAACTCAGCTGGCACATGATGCCATCATCAATCAGCCGCGCATCGCGCACGGTATATGCCACACCGTTGACGCTGATCTCGCTGCCATACTCAAGGTCGCCAAACTGATCAGCCCTTGCCGTCAGCTGATAGTCAACGCTCAGCACCATGTCACCGGCGAGCACCTCAGTCGGCATATCAAGGATGCCCTTGCCTGTGATGCTGCCGGCAACGCAGTCAACGCCGAAATCAGCCAGATAAATATCAGGCAGATCAGAGAACGCCATCGGCCTTTGCCTTTTTCGGTGCAGCCTTAGGTTTAGCTACCTCGGCAGGCGCCTCAGTAGCGCGACCCATGCGCAGCAGCTCATTGGCCACCTTGCTCTCTAGGTCATATACCTGACCTTCCTCAAGGTGCTGCTGTTGTGCGCAGCAGGTCCGAACAATCAGAACACGCATAAATAAAAAGGGGGCCGGTTGCCCGGCCCCGCCTCCTCATCAGGTGGTGACGTCAAGGATGGCTGCGAAGCTCTCAGCGTGACGCACAGCCACGTCATAGGTGACGATGGCGCGGACACTGGTCAGAGCCTTGCTGAAATCGTCGGAGTCTTCACCCACAACGATCTCAAGGCCGTTACCCCAGAAGCCCACCATGGCCTGAGAGAAGTCGCCCATCAGCACTGCAGAGCAGACGCCGGAGCTAGTTCCCTTGGTCAGGTTGCTGGGCACTTGGTTGGTCACATACAGCGGGTAGCCGTTGACTGCAGCAGGCGTAGGACCGCGGCCAAGTGCCTGAAGGTCATTGTTGACCAGGAAGGTGCCATCGCCGGCGGTAGAACC